ATTATTATCAAGTATTTCAACTCTATTATCATCTGTAAGCCTTACCTTATCTTTCATTAAAGATACTACTTGACTTGGAGATATAGCTTTATTTTGAGAAGCTATAGATAAGATTGAATTATCAATTCTTTCTTTTTTTATTTCGTTTTTATATCTATTAATCTCATTATCTTTTTCTGCTATTCTACTTTGCATAAGCTTTTCAAGATCTGCTTTAGTTTTTGCTTCTTCTATTTGCTTTTGTTTAAAAGCTTCCTCTTCTTTTTTTTTAGTTTCTTCTAAAGCTTTATTGTGTTTTCTTTGCTCTGCTTCAAGTCTTTGTTTAATTATATTATCAAGTTGTTGCTGAGTAAAAGTCATCTCTTTAGCCTTTTCTACTACAGGCTCTGTAGATGTTTCTGTTTTTACTTCTGTTTCTGTTTGTTGATTTGTAGGCTCAACTACCTTTGTTTCTTCTGACATTTATTACTCCTATTCAATTATTAAATTGCCCGCTTTATCATACCAATCTGGATTGACAAAACTCCATTGATGTCTGCAGTTATAACCACCACGAACGATTAAAGGATCGCCTGTTTGCTTTCCTTTCCAAGATCGTTGCCATAGTTTTCTAACTTCATCAATCGTAAATAAACCACCTTTTCTTTTATCAAATCTGCCAGCTCTTATATCTCGACAGTGATCTCTAGTAGTAGGTATCACACTACCAAAGTATTTTACAAATGTTAAACCAGCATCTTTACTCTTTGCAAAGTTTAACTGAGCATGGAATTGTCTTAACGAATCATTTAAGAGTTGTCCAGCATATCTTTTCATGTTCTCGCCAGCTCTATCAGAAGCATACTTAGATTGCAAAATTTGAACATTTTTGTCTATTTTTTGCCTTAATTTCTTAGCTACTGTAGATCTTCTATTCATTCTTCTAATTTTAATCTCATCTTCTTTTATTGATTTTACTAGCTTATCTATTTCTTTATCATCTGCACTAGCATAAATACCATTAATAGATTGTCTAAGTTCTTTTTCTAGATCTAAAGGATCTGCATTAAGCAAAGTATATTGATAAACTTTCTCTGATAATGTTCTAGTAAAGGTATTAGATATATCTTTAAATTGTGTAAAAGATTGAACTTTAAGATTTTGTACTAATATTAAATCTGATTTAGTTAGTTGTTGAAATTCTGTAGGAATATTACCTATAGTTTTAAAAGCTTTTTCTATTCTCTTAGCTTGTTTATTATAACCTTTTCTAACAACAGTATCGGACCATGCTAAGTATTCTTTTTCTAAAGTTTGTTTTATTAAAGGTCTAACTGCTATTGCCGCCTTTAGTTCAAATAGTCTTTGCTGATTATCTAAAGGTAATTTTTTACCTACTAAAGATACAACTTCTTTTTCTATTCTGTCTAAAGTTTTAATTAATTGTTCGTAATATTCAGCTTCGGCAAGTTCTACTCCCCTAATAGTATAATTTGCAACATTTTCTATTAGATCTGCCATTCATTAAATTTCTTCTTCTTCTACTTCTTGATCTGGTTGCTCTGCTTCATCTTGAGTAAATTGACCTATCTCTTGTTTGTTTTCTATTTCTTCAAAGATCATATTTAATTTTTCATCATCATCTACTACTGCTCTAGCTATCTCTTTATCTACTTCTTTTTCAAAAGTAGGAGATCCTAAATTCATAGCTTTCGCCTGTTGGAAATAAATTAGATCTGCCGCATAATCTCTTATATTAAAACTATCAGGATAATTAATCTCGCCATCAAAAGTTGAATTTTGAAATAATGCGTATATCCTAAATAGTTGTTCTTCTGCTATTTCTAAGTTATCTGCTTTCTCAGATAGTCTTGCATTTAATAATTCAAATTCTGTTTGTAATGCTATTCCAGAAGATACTGCTTGCTTAGTAGTTCTAACTGCTCCTGTATGTGCTAATCTATTTATCGCTTCTACTTTGTGATTTATTGAATCCATTAGTGAACTTAAATTTCCACCAGATGGTTGCAATAGATATGGTTTTAAATTAGGCTCCATCTCATCAGGCATTTCTATTATTGCTCCAGCACCAGCACTAGCATTTACACTAGGTGTTTTAACTAAAGATGGGTGGTTAGTTAATCTTATTAATTGTTCTATTTCTGAAAATTCGTTATAAATACTTTTCTGAAGATCTGCTATATCTACTAAGTCCGATTGACCAATGCCTCGTTTGTGCGATTTAGCATTGTATAAAATTACTGCAGGAATTTTGCCAATCAGATTATCAGCAGTATCAATTAAGGTAGGCTCAGTTTGTTCATCTTTCATATAGACAGTATCTATTCTGTCTGGGTACCATAGCCTATAATATGTTCCACCTTTTCTATCAACTTCTTCTCTAATCTTTAAATAATTTAATGAATATTTTCCATTAAGTTGTCTTTCAAAATTCCAATCTATGCAATTCTCTGGAGTTACAATAGATAAGTAAGGTCTTATATCTTGCTCTAGTTCATCTGCTCTAGTATTTGTAGTCACTTTAGGTTTGTCTAAGATCATTAAGCAGTGTCCATAAATAGAAGCATAGTTTTGTGCTTGTTTAATTACACTATTAAAACTATTACCATCTAAATCAGCATCTTTTAAGAACGTTTCTAAACTAGGCTCATCTGACATTGCTCCAAAATCTCTGCTAGGTTTTACTCTAAATAAGAATGAAGAATAAATTTGAATAATATTTTTACAATGATTATCACATGGTGTGTTTGCTAATCTTTGATTAAATTCATTATCTAATTCTAAGTTATATCTATTTAGATATTGACCGACCATATAATCATATCCACCATTTGCAGATCTAATATAGAACTCCCATAGATTAATATTTTCTTTATAATCTTTATGCGTTTCTAAAATATCGTCTCTTTCGTAAGCCATTACTTAAATGTCCATCTGCTAGGTTTAAAAGGTTTTGTTTGTGCTATTAAAGGTTTAACTATTTCTATTAAATATCCGATACTATCGTTCATATGATCAAAGCCCTCTTCCTTGTCAGGAATATTTGTATTTTCTTTGTATATTTGTCTTTGTAAACCATTAATCATTGTTTTGCAAGATGGCGATACAAAAATGAATCTCTTTCCATCTGCTGACTTTAATCTAGAATTTACTGCATTGATACGATCTCTAACAGGACTATGTTTTAATTTACATTTAACATTAAATCCAGCATTTTGTAAAATAGTGAGATCTGTCTTTCCTCCAGCTGATGTCTTTCTTTGCCTACAAGCTGGATCTGGATATACAAAGATCTTAGCTTTAGAGCCATATCTATTTTTAATTTCTTCTACCATTTCGTCAGTATTACTTGAATAAATAACTATCTCATCTACAAAATGAATTATATCTTTATCTATTTGTGCAACCGAAGCTGACATAGGATCCACGTTGAAATCTAATCCTATATGTAAAGGTTTGCTCCAATCTATCTTTTTTTCTTTAACATTTTCTACAGCATGAAAGTTGTAATAGACAGCACCAGCATAGTTTTCAAAAGTTCCCTCAAATTCTTGTCTAAATGTTCTAATATCTATATCTTGTTTAGCTTGTTCTATTTCTTGTTCTGAAACCATTCCACCCTGTAAAGTAGTAAATTGAAAGCTATCCCATTCTTTATCTTCTTGCCCTTTTAAATACATTCTATAAGCCCAATTACCATAACCTTTAGGAGATCCACACATAAGCACATCTCCCATAGTATCTGCAATCGAAGCTCTTAAAACTTCTGTCCATGCTTTCTCATCAATATCTGCAAATTCGTCTAATATTAAAAAATCTAATCCTGTTCCTCTAAGTGCATCATAGTTTTCACAACCTTTTAGTGAGATCTTACTTCCTGTTTTTTTAATAGTTATTTGTAAATTAGATTCATTTATATTTTCTATCCAATTAAAGCTATGTAATATTTCTTTTAGTTTAGACCAAACGATTTCTCTAGCCATCTTAAATGTAGGTGCTACATACCAGATATTCTTTTTAACTTGACTTGCATATTTCATCATCTCTGTAATACACAGAAAGGTTTTACCAAATCTTCTACCTGATACTAATACTCTAAATCTTTTATTTGATGTGCTTACTTGATACTGTGGCTTTGTTAGATTGATCTTCATTACAACTAAATTTTATATAAATTTTACTTTCGTTTATATCTTCTCTACCAATTTCTTCTGTTTTGTCTAACGCTATCTTATAACCATCAACCATGCAATCATATCCATCATTATAAACTTTATCTATTTGAAAGGGTGGCATACATTGATTTGCAACTGCACTACAAATAATCATAGTTAGCACAAACTTCATTCTAGTATTAGTTTCTTTATACTTTTGCTTCCATCAATATTTTTCTCTAGTTCTGCTTTACTTCTAATGCAAGAATATGAAACATTTTCACGATATACTCGCTCTGCTTCTCTTTTCCCTCTAAGACATTGAGCCATACCATCTGCTTGTATTCTATGTTCCTTAATCTCGTTATTTACTATCATTAATAATGCTACAACTGTTTCAATCATGATCCATTACCATTTGTATATTTTATTTCTCTATTAGCATCTTTCAGCTTTTCCACATCATCTAAAAGCTTTTCTACTTGCTTTTGTAAAAATTCTATATTTACTTTATTGTGCATTCCTGATTCTTGTTGGATCTGTAATTTCTCAACTTGTTTATAAAGATCTTCGATTAACATGAATTGCTCACTATCTGCAGGCAAACTACCTAATTGTCCTCTAGGCCATTTAATTCTAAAATCTGTATTCTCTGTTAGATCTTTCTCCATTAATTCTAATCTAGTAGAAATTTTATTTTGAGTTTCTATTACTCCAAAATATGCCCATGTCCCTATAGCTACCATACCTATTAAAGATGCTACTGTTTTCATAGGCATAGACACTTTAGCTTCTTCAGATATAGTTAAAGGTCTATCTTTCATCTAGGTGGTCCACCAAGTAATGCTAATAATACGAAACCTATAATTAAAGCGCCTGTAAAATAATAGTTCATAATATTACTCATAAATTATTTTTTCTTCTTCTTTTTTTTATCTTCAAAGAGTTTATCTATTAATTCTCCTACTTTGTCGAAGAAACCAAATATAGCAAATGCAATTCTATCAATCATATGTTAAAACCTTTTCTCCAGCTTTTAATCGCCCAAAAAACAGGTGCTAATGATTTTTGCCCACGTACTTTTTTTAATATTGCACCATGCCTAGCCATAAATGATCTTTGTCTTGCTGGAATATTTTTTTTAATTTTCATTGAGGGATCTCCAAATCTTACAACTTGTACTCGCCCTGTGCTTTTATTCCTTACATAGACACCAAACTTTTTTGATTTTCCAGGTGTTCTAAAAGGTTTATTAAGCTTAACTGTTCTATTTTTATATTTGGCCATGTGATTTATATATCACATCTTATCAGGATCCTGAATACAAATATGTCCCTGAATAACTCCTGAGCCATCATTCATATAATATCCATTTTTTCCTATATCTCCATCTACTTCCCAATGATGTGTTGCTATAGCTTCGTAATGATCTTCTGCAAAATCTCCACATTCTAATAAAGTAGTAGGTCTAGAAAATTCTAATATTTGTTTTATTAGTTCTCCATCAAAGCTTTTAATTAGTATAACTAAATAGTGAACTGCTTCTTCCATTATCTTTTAAAATGTCTTTCTCTCCATTTATTACAAACATAATTATCTTTAACTTCATTAGTTTGATAAACACCACAGAAAGATCTTCTATTACTATACATTCCACAGTTGCCACATGCATCTTTACCTAAAGCTTTTCTAAAATCATCTGGCATAGAATAAGGGATCATTCTCCCATCTGGATAAAACATTCCTCTTTTACTCATGATCTACCTTGTCTATTATAGGGTTTATAAGATCTCTTTTCATTCTTGTTTAAATTCTTTTTGTGTCGTCTAGGTCTTTTAGGTGGTTTATCTCTAGGAACAAAATTAACAAACTTAATTCTTGCCATTTTTATCTTCTGCTTTAGCTTCAATTATAAGTGGTAAAGGCTCATTGTAGCTAGTTTGCTCAATCTTATCTTTTTGATCTAGATGTTGTTTTCCTAGCCATATCATCATTGCTACATTACCACCTATAGCTTTCTCGAACTGTGCTCTCCTTAAACTTATTTTGCCCATCTCTCGTCCCTTTTTTATAAGGTGGACATAATTCCTTTGTAAAGTCTTAGTGCTAACATCTAAGAACTCTGCAATTTCTTCATAAGTGCAGTGCATTTGTGCTAATTTCTGTATAGCCTGTGTATCAACTTTCTTAATAGGTCTTGCCATTTGTTATTATTATGTCCTTTTTATGTTTTTTTCAAGTTTGGAGCGTAGGGATTGGAATTGCACCATCTATCTAAATGGGGGTGCCATCTAGCCTTTCTAAAGCCTACGCAATATATTCCTTTAATTCGCTATCTATTCTTTTCTTTAATAGCTTATCAAATAGATAAATATACTTATATTTTTTTAAATAAACCTTTTCAAATTTACTTCTATCAAAAGCTTCATCATCTCTATTTTTTTGATTTAAAGATCTAGAATGATAAAATTTACCATCTAGCATATAGTGAGTAGCAGTCTTAGTTTCGCCTAGATATAGCCAATTCATTGCTTGATATATTTTACCTTTATGATTTTGCATAGGATCAGCATAACTAACTACTGCTTTTATTCTAGGAAAATCTTTTTTAAGTTTTTTCATACAGAATGAAACTATTTTAGAAACAGGGTTTTTATGCTTATTTAAAGCAACTCTAACTAATTCGCATACTTCATAAGGACTTAGATCTACTACTTTAGACATATTAGGATTAGCACCAGATCCGAATAGAACTGAGCCTATAAATTCTTTATCTTCCCATACTCCAAACCTAACTAATTTTCCAGATGGCATAGCTTTAGAATAATGATAATTTAATACTGCAAACTTAGAAGCTTCATAACTGCAATAGTCTATAAATAATCCTTTATCCATTTATAGTTTGGCCACATTCTGGACAAGTTTCTTTAGTGTCCTCATCTAATCTTCCTTGATCATCTTTAGAAGTAGGCTCAAATAAATCTTTATCTAATAGAATGTCTTTAAGTTCTAAAGCATCAAATCCTGTAAGATCTAAATTAAATTTATTATCTTTTAATACTTGCATTTCGGACATTAAAAGTTGTTTATCCCATTTAGATTCAGCGCCTGATCTATTGTCCATTATTCTATAAGCAATAGCTTGATTTTTTTCAAAATCTTTCTTTACTACATATGCCTTAGTTTTGCCTAATTCTCTAAGTGCTTTCCATCTAGTATGACCGACCACTATAACATTATTTTGATCTATAACGATAGGTTGATTATTACCAAATTCTTTTATAGAATTTTTAACTTTTTTTACAGCTTCTTGTGAGATCTCTCTAGGATTATCTTTGTATGGTTTTATTAGATTAATATCAATTTCTTCTAATATCATATATCTATTTTATTCATTGAAACTATTACACCTATAGGAAAAACATTACAATCTGAAAATTCTTCATCATTTTGATCATAAGTGCTAAAAGTGTGAATAAACTTTTTACTTCTTTTAAATAAAAAAGCAAATGTTGTTTTAGAAGCTGGTTTCATATTTTCTAGTGCATCATAACTTCTATGCCCAGCATCTCCAAAAATATCGACCCATTCTATTTTATATAAGTAATACCTTTTCTTATTAATGGTAATACTTTTATATTTTTTCATTGCTCTATTTGAATTTGATGATTTTCATCTAATCTATCTATTTTATAGTATTTACCATCTTTACTAAATCTTTCAAAATTTCCATCTGTGCTATAATGAACATATCCTAGTTTTTTTAATCTAACAATAATATCTCTTATTTTTTCTCCATCTTCGGAAATTTCCCATCTTCTCTGACTAAGCCATGTACTAAAATGAGGTATAAATTTAGGATCCTCTATTTCTTTTATTTGAGTATTATAGCTATTAACTAGCATAGGAAAATCTGTCTCTTTTAGAACTCCTTTACTCCATAATTTTAGCCATATTTCATGAGCCTTATATTTAGATCCTCGTTTTTTAGATAAGTCTTGCCAAGCTTGTTCAAATTGAGGATCATATTTATCCTTATTAGGTATAGGTTTAGGACTAGGTATAGGAGCTTCGTTTTTGCTTGTAGCTAAATCTCTTTTTGCTAGACCACCTTTACGACCAGCTTCAGATCTAGATTTATATTTATTAGATAAATACTCATGTTCTGCAACTAATCTTTTATGGATCCATGTTATTTGATTTCTATCTTTGCTATCAGTTTTCTTTTTAAAAAATTCTTCTAAAACTTCATAAACATCTACAAAGCAATTACTATTTATACATTGACAAATTCTATAAGCTGATTCAGTTGAAAAAGGTTTAGTATTTTTTGTCCATGAAAAACAAAGCAATCTAATATAGATCCCTATTTTATTATTAGTTAAGTGAACTGTTTCTGCCGCAAATGTATCTGTAAATAATTGCAAAGCATGAAATTTATTTATTTCCATAGTATTGTCTCCTGTTCTAGTTGTATTATTTTTAAGTTAGTTTCTTTTAGTAGTTCTTCTTCTGTACCAAATAAATGATTAAATAGCTTTTTATTTAAATGGACCGAAGCTTTTCCCATATTATGATGCTCTGGACACAATGGGATAGTGTCATCATGGCTAGGTCTAAGACTTAACCCTGTATGCTTTCTTATATGATGAATTACAGGAGTTGTTATTCTCCCTTTTTTTAAACAAGCAATGCAACCGATTTGTCTTAGTTTTTCAAATCTTTCCTTATGTTCTTTTCTCATAAAGAGTTATTGATTTTACACCATCAAAGTAATAACCACTAACCTTTCTTTTTGGCTTTGGTTTTTTCCTTTGTTTTTTCTTTACCTTTTTTTTCTCCATAATTTTCATATACAGAATTATTAGTAATTATTTTTCCTCTAAATGTATCTAGCCAATCGCTATGCTCTTTCCATTCTTTTTTATTCATCAACTACCTTTCTAATTTCATCACAATGTGCTTTTATTTTATTTAATTCTTCTGTGATCTTTACTTGATAAATTGTATTTCTAGAAACATCATCAACTTCAACTAACTGATTTAATCTTATCATTCTTAGAAGTCTTTTAAATGCTCTCCTAACATGCATATCTGACATATCAGAAACCATAAGCCATTGATTTTTAGATCTTGAAAAATAATGTTCTTCTGGAGTAGGTTGTTGAGTTTCATCTGTTTTAGGTATATCTAAAAAATCTTCTCCACTCATAATAATTTCTCCTGATTAGTATTATCTTCTTTATAAGGTTTCCAATCAAAATCTACAAGCCTATATTCTTTTCCATTATACTTGCTTTTAAATTTTTGATCAGTGTAGCTTTTAGCCTTTTTTAACTTATCGTAAGGAATAAACATATATTCTTTTCCATGAGTTATACCTAAGCTTTCTTTATTTCTTAAAGCTTTTTTATATATATGTTCCCTCACTGATACTTTCCCTAGCCATATTTTCGTCACTTCTACTTTTATCATTTTTTTTCTCCTCTAGTTTTTCTATGTTTTGTAAAGCTTTTTCTTTATAGTGTGGTTGTATATCTGCTCCATCTAAAACTGCGTATGGATCTCCTGTTTGAAACTCCTGTAAATTAATATTATAATGATCACAAAATAATAATAATTTTTCAGCAGATATTCCATTATTAGATTTCTCGTATTTCTGCACTTGCTGAAATGTAACTCCTAGCACATTAGATACTTTAGTTTGAGTTTGCTTTCGAGCATATCTATACGCAATCAGCATAGATGCTATTTTATTTCTATACATATTTTTTCCTGTGAGTTAGGGGTAGGAAATCGATCAAAACCTACCCCATTTATAACTAGAAAGGGAGAGTTATATGATTCAAAGCTAAAAAGAAAATAACCCTCAATTTCTCTTTTAATCGATTTAGTCATTCTTAGCAAATAAATTAAACTCTAGTAAAAGTATATATAGAAAATTTTACTAATTCACTTACTTTTTGCCTTTTAAGCAAAAAACACTCTAAAAGTGTTATTTTATAGGCTTTTTTTACTATTTACTTATACAGGAAAATCATGACTATTTAGGAATAACTAAAAAGGAGAAAAAAAAATGACAATAACAAAAAAACACTTCGAAGAAATAGCGAAAATAATAAATCATAATTACGATAGGGAAGATTGTTCTATATCTACTTATTTAATTAGTGATTTAGCTATTTATTTCACAAGAATAAATAAAAGATTTCAAGGCAGTAAATTTGCAGAAGCATGTTGTAAAAAAACTGTTGTTGAAAAACAAGCACAAATAAAAAAAGCATAACTATAAAGGAAAAAAAAAATGACACATTATAATCTATACACTAAACAATCTTAGATCTTACTCAGTCTTTCATCAATCACAAATAGAGTTTAGAAAGGAGGATCAATAATGAATATTTTACCTACAGTTTGTATTAACAAAGTAAAATGGGATAAAGATAATAAATTTTTCTATTTTATTTTTTGGAGAAATAAAGAAAGAAGAATTTTAGGAGATTATTCTTACGATAATTTATTACATAAAATCAAAAAAAATGGATTTGATCTTATAAATGAAGATGGATCCCTTTACGATATAGAACAAGGAGCCTAAAATGAATAAAGGAACTATAATCACAACTTTTTTCTTAAATGGTAGAGTTAAGACATTTGAGGGGAAATCTGAAAACGATAAT